TCAGTCTGTTGTTTTGCCTTGACCATATCATAGTATTGATAAGTATCAGAATCACCTGTGCTATTTAATCCTGCCGGTGAAATACCGAATAACTTAGTCATCGGATAACCGGTGCTTGCAGAAGTCAACATCATGAATTGGTATAAAATATCTGAAACTCCACTAAATGAAATTGAATCTCTAACAAATTCCTCATCAATATCCATAATTAATGAATGAAATGTTGATTTCATCAAATCCATTGCTTGCAAACGATTCTGAACTAATTTTTCACCGTCTTTGCTCGACAATATATCAGCCAGGTCTTTATATTTATATTTACCAATTGAAACTTCTTGAAGCAAATTTGCCAATGACCCGAATGAACTTCCAAGCTGTTTAAGTCTGTCTTGAACTCTCTGTAATGCTGATATACCCCAATAACGATATTCCATAGGAATCAGACTTGCGTCAGAACTTGGTATTTCAATTCCATGAAGTTCGATAACTCTTGAATAATGAACTCTCACCACTTGATATTGTCTGCCGGCATAAAAATTCACAGGATAATATTCAACCTGACCATAATGCGGGAGACTCGGGTCCATCTGAAATTCCATAGTTCCATACATAATGTTATTTCTTGGAATCAATTTCAGATTTTCAAAATTTTTAATTTTATTTAAATTCAATGGTTTATCAAGAGATTCACCATCATAAACACCAAGAAGTATCAGACAACCACCATATAATCTAGCCCATTTCAAAGCTTTTGAAATTTTATCGTTTATCTTAATTTCTTTGAAAACATCGTCATAGATTTCAGAATATTTTTCCAGACCTTCTTTTTCATCTTTGAAATTATAACGCCAACCCTGCTTAATCATGTCATCTGGAAGCAAATCAATAATTCTTGCTCCTAAACCATCATCAGCGTAAATAATTTCAAGTTCAGCATCAGTCAGAAAACCTGTAGGAACTGGTTTAGTTGATTTAGTCTTATCTGCTCTAGTTCCAAGACCAGAAAAAATATTCATCCAACCATCATGTTTGATGATGTTTTTAATTCTGATATCATCCATTTTATTTTACCTCTTGAAAATTATAAAGCACTTTCATATTAAAATGTCATTTTTCTGACATATCCGTTATGAGTAAGTGAATAAAGATAACCATTATATACATGTAAATCTTCCGGTTCTCTTGCTTTCCANATTGTCTGNGACAAATCAACCTTAGATACTTCACAACCTTCTAGCAAATCATAAACAAGTATTGCGTTTTTATGGTCTGTATTATTTCCATCGCCAAACAAACAGAACATCTGATTATTAAATATTGTACCACCCTGTGTGAAGTCAGCATCATAAGGAAGCTCCCACTGAATAAGCACATCATCTGCTGTCAAAGTAACTGAGTTATTTGAAAGGTCTGGAATCTTGAATCTTGTGATATAGTATCGGTTTTCATTATCATACTGACTTTGAGAGCCGTTTGTTCTATATTTTGCACCGAATGTATACAGATAACCGTTATCCACATCGCACAAAAAATTCAGGTACGGATAAGGTACTTTGAACCCTTTTGAAGCAAAATCTGTATAATCTATATCAATTGTCTGCAACAAGCTTGAGGTATAGCCGTCATTTCCATCAGATTGAAATCGTTCTACATAACAGCAAGAGCCTGTACCGCCTGTTTCAATATCATCAATCCAGCCTGTAACATAGAGTAATGGGAACGGGTCACTATTATCATACTTCTTACCAAAAGTAAGACTGTTAGCATGATTGTCTGCTCCTGCACTTCCAAGAGAACCCGAAGCAATAGCAGTACCATTGTTAGGATTGTTCATATCGTACATTGCCCACATACCGCCGTTAAACAACTGAATCCAGATATCATTCCAAATTGCCAGACCTTGGTATGAGCCTGCACCTGTAGGTTTCTTCAATGTCTTGTTATCCATTCCTTCTGTGCTTGTAAAGTCATGTTTTGGTAAAAGATTTATTTTTCTTCCCTCGTAGTAATATTTACCTGTAGAGGGTGATGAATTCCCCACAGTGCTGTAGATAGATCCGTCCATAACAACAATACCTTTGAAGTTTGGTCCCATAATCTGATTAGCACCACAAGTAAAGAATACATCACGAGGAATAGTAAGTTGACTATTTTCACTATGTCCACTCGGATAAGTGTCAAAACCAAATGTTATATTTGTCATTTTAGTAGAATTAGGTTTACCAAAGGCAAAAACATTTGAAGACTCAAAGCTGAATCCGTATCTGTTTCCCGTAGATTCATTTTTTAGAATTATATCTCTAAAGATATAGTTTGCACACTTCGAAGCGCGAATATCGCGTCCATTAACTGTTGCGCTCGAAGAGTTTGTAACTTGTAAAAATCCTGTATAAGCGACACCACAATTCTGAAAATAAATATCCGTACCTGCTCCTGTGCCTACAGATGCTACTTTCAAGAATTGAAGGAACACTTCATTGATATTGTTCAAAACAAACTTGCCGTTTATCGTATAACTATTTGTTTCCCAATTAGAAGCCACTACATCTTTTGATTTAAAAACAATACAAGTAAAGTTTTCTACTGTAATGTCTCCTGTATAATCTGACATAAAAAATACAGTAAAACGAGAATAAAGTGGATATTTATTTCTTAGTGCTTGAAAATCAAATGTCTTAATAGGTGTTTCTTCCGTAAGACCGTCATTTTCATCAGAACCGTTTGCGTAATCTACATAGATTATCAGTTCAGTAGTTGCAAGTTCATCGAGTTTTTCTAAAAAATCACTAACTTTCTTTTCGCTATCTGTAACTTGACCGTGAGAATTCAATTTAACCAGGTTACCGGCAGTCCCGCCAGAAACGACCGGCATAAAATCTGACGCAGATTTTCCACTATCTGAAATATTTCCTTCTGAAGTTAAACTGGCAAAATTACCTTCTACCGCATCGGCAACTTTATCAGCTTTTCCCGGAAAATCAATTTCACCAGCATCGTATTCAGAATCATCTGTGAATACAAATATCAAATGATTATTTTCATCTATGCTCACAGTCTTAATTCCGATATCTGGTTGAACGGTTCCAGGATTTTCATCAATAGTTCCATCAGAATGAAGATATTTTGCTACTCTAGGGTTGGCTTTATTATATAAATCTTTCAAGCTATCTGAATGAGCAATAACGTTTCCATCCTCATCAATTATGTCACCATTGCTCGTCAAAAACTTCAAAACTTGAGGTTCAGAGTTATTATAATTATTCATAAAAAGACACTCCTTTTTATAAAATAATATAATATAACTACGAAAATTAAAAGAGTTATTTTTTATAAATTACATAGTCCAAAGCGATCTACTTTTTGATTTATTCGGTTTGCAGATTTCTCTTAATAAAGAAGCACATGAGTCTGGAGCATCATCTGGTTCACTTCCTTTCCTATAATCAATTATCTGATTTAAATATTCCGGGTCTGTATCAGGTGACCAAAATATTGAATCCCAATATTCATACAAATTGGTACTTATCTTGATATGTTTATTTTCAGATTCAGCATAAGTCTTTACCCTTGCTCCAAGTTTTTGAAGCTGGTTAGCAAAATAACCTTTATCTGGGTTAGTTTCATTAAGAATGAATCTTACTTTATACTTTTTCAAAAGTCTAACGACTTCATTTGCCCATGCCTTACAATTTCCTGGATAAGTAAAACCTATACCTTGAAACTTTTTTGCAATCTCAGGATTTTCATTATCTAATGGAGAAATAATAGTCAATGCACAATAGTGGTCGCCATCATAAGCACAGTCAATCTGCGCATAACTTCTTTTAGTATAATCCCAACCTTCCGCCATCTTAGGTTCAGAAAATAAACTATTTTCATCTTTCTTTATCTCAAGCTCATAGTTTGCAGAAAATAAAAATGGTGTCGTAGTCTTTCTTTTATTTTCAATAGCTTTTTCACCTAGGAAATTAAATTGACTTATCGGATACATCGCGATGTCAGCAAATTTATTTATTTCATTCCAAGCATCATCTTTATGCCAGGGAGTACCAATCCATAACGAACCTTTTCCAGGGTCAATAATATTGGTTGCCAATTCATTAACGATTTCTTTTGTTCTATCTCGTTCTGCCTTTGAAATTCTATCCTTCAAAGTAATGATATCATCACAAATAATCTTATCATAATGCATACCTGTTAATGATGAATCTATACCATGAGCTGTCAAATTGACTTCCGGAGTAATCGTAGTTTTGAAGTTATATCTAAGTTTTCCATCTTTCGCCATTGTTGCTTTAGGATAAAAACCATGAGCAAATTTGAAAAGTTCTTTAATTTGAGGTAGTTCCATTGCTTGTCTGACCGCTGAAACTACTGTTGAAGCATCACCAAAACTTTTCCTTATCAATGCAATACGGTCATTCGGTTGAAGCAAGAACCATCTGATAATTCCAACAACATCAATTGCGGTTGATTTATATCCGCCACGAAATGCCATCAAAGCTCTAGGTTCATTTGAATCCCAGCAATATTTTATCCATTCAGAATGAAGCGGTGTCAATTTATCTTTACCTATAAGATGGCCCAATAAATAAGGATTATCTATTAAACCTTTTAATATTTCATCATTGTATTCAATCATAATTTTTCCATCCTAAAAAATCATTAAATAAAAAATCCTTCGTTGACCGCTTCCTCTCTTGAATCGAAAGTAAAACCTGTTCTAAAAGTTCCACCTAAATTAATACCGAAACTAAACGAATCACTATTTGTTTCCTCATACTCTACAACATACCTGCTTCCGATTTCAAATTCTCTTTTAATTCCATTATCATTAAAAGCTATTACATTATAAGGTAAAATAAAACTCATTGTTTCACTCCTTTGTTTCTTTTCTTGTGATTCTGATGTCTTTCAATATTTAGTATTGATATCAACTTTTCTTTCTGCTCTTTTAATTCAAAATTATTCTTTTTTAACTTTTCATTCTCAATAATC